CTACTTCCTTATTCTCGGCAAAGTACAGTCCCCATCCGTGTGCCTGCGCACCTAGGCCTGTACCTATAGCCCCAAGGTCAAACTTTTCAAATCTATGCGAGCTTCCGTGAAAAGCGGCTTGGTAGTATCCCTGCATTTCTTCACGTCTCTTGCGTAGCGCATTTTCATCTGGTATACTATTATTAAGAAGACTGTCAAGGTCGGTTATTCTGCTAGCGGAATCGCTGCTAGGAGAAGGTAGCCACTTGGCAGTCTTTTCTTTATTTACATATGATACTCTACCTTTTTTTAGATTATGTTCTATAAACCAGTTATAATCTGTACCACTTTCTCCACCTTTACCGTAAGCACTCGCAATTGCATTAACTTTATACCAACTACGTTCTACGTCAAGTTCTAAAGGAACAATAATAGTAGACCCCTGCTTATCCTTTAAATCAAGCACTACAATCTTACGACCGGCATAAGAATCCAATATCATCATTGGATCGGCCATTGCACGAGGAATTTGTTTCAACAGTTCTGGTGTCATACCGTCAGAATGTCCATCAAATATATGTTTTATTTTGCTGCCATCAATAGTTACAGGCAAAATTTTACCGCCTGCAAGTCCCAATGCAAGCGGTGTCGTCATAACATTATAGGTTTTGGTATCGTTTATTTTTCCTGCAGTATACTCATCTACAATGCCGGCAAAATTATTTTCATCCTCAAGCAATTTTTCACTAGCGCTTTTAGTTTGCATATACCGACCGTCAGGAGTGCTGACTACACGCTTGAAGCTTACAGGGTGATCTCTGAAATATTGCATAGGGTCATCAGGATTAGCAATCATTGCACGACTTGTTAAAATAGCCAGGACATCACCAGTTTCTTTTTGATTTAGCCCCGCTTCGGTCAATTCATTTCTAAAAGTATCAACTGTAGTTCTAAATTCCTCGTCGTTCTCCAACGCTTTTTTATAAGCACTTTGGAGAGCTTTTTTATTTCTTGCACGTTCTTCTGTATACCCGCCCTGTTCAAATGCTACGCTATTACTTACAGCCTGAAAAAAGCCAGGATTTTGAGCCTCTGCTGCACAATACGTACCCATCGGCATTTCAATATCCTCACCACGAACGGCAGCTGCCTGCAATTCAGAAGCCTCTATCCCGAAAGTATCTTTTACATCCAGATTAGGATTTTCCTGCGCGTATGTAAAAAGGGTTTCAGCATCTACATAAGCCTTTTCTTCAGTGGTTTGATTCAACACTAATTTACTGGCAGTAATATCTATATCCTTACTGTTTTTCATTGCTTCTGCAGTACGCACTGCCTGTTCCTGAATCGCACGGTTAGCATTACGATCTACAGCAACACTAACAGAGCCGCCAAGCCCACCGAATACTGCTCCGATAGCACCGGAATAAGCGCCTCTTTTAGTAATCTCACCAAACTCCTGATAAAATTTAAGTATTTGCTCCTGAGTAGAAAGATTCTCATTTTTAGCCCATATTTCAGCAGCCGCATCCGGGTATTCTTGAATCCATTCAGTAATACCTTCTGTCAATGCAGTTTTAAAAACCTCTTTAGCCTTCCCTCCCATAGTTGCTATTTTAGCGGCTCTTGCTCCTGCTCCCATAACTTTGCCCAAACCAACTTTTTCAAGAGCAGACTGTGCAACAGCATTTAACGATGCCGCAGCTCTGGCTCTGTCATTAGATACACCAGCTTCAGTAAGGTCTAAATATTGACCGCCTGCAATCTGGCTACCCATAAAAGCCGCCGCACTCCAACCGCCAGTGCTAATTGCTACGCCGACCTGTGCCGCTAATTGTGGCGCATTCTGCAGTAAATCGTAATAAAACTGTCCTGCTGCAGTTTCTGCCTTTACTTCTTCTGGCTGAAATATCTCACTGCCGCCAATACGTTTAGCTTCTGTGCCAATTGTTTTTAATTTTTCACCGCCAACAGCATACAAAAGCCGTCCTATCGTATCTGCACTAAACACTTTAGATTCCGTGGTCAGTTCAACATCTTTTTTGTCTGCTCCTAAATCAGCCAAGAGCGCAACTGCACCATAACCACTACGAGCAACATTCTTAAAGCCATTTTTTAGTGCTGTAATGCTTTTCCAGTTATTCTCTTGTTCGCCCCAAAATTCTGCAGCTTTAGTGCCGGCAATGCTCATAAGCACCGGGTCTTTTAACGCCTCTGCTGTTTTTGGTGCTATCTTCTCATATTTATTCCAGTCATAATCAAAGTTTTTAGGTAAATAATAATCGGGATTACGAGCGGCCATTTGAAGCGATATATTATTTGCATTAGCCCCTTGTAACGCTTTAGTCTTTAAGTCGTCTGGTATAAACTTTCCTGCTGCTGCTACATCATACAATATAGACCTTGCCATATTATCACTCCTCGTTAATTTCTCCTCTTAATGCTGCTAAGTGACGCTGTTTTATAGCTTCCAGAGTATCACTAAAACTCATTGCCGCTAAACCAGTACGCTCACTGGCTCCCCAATCGCTAAACCATGGAGTGCTTTCATTTTGCTGTACTACTGTTTCACTCTGCTGTGGAATATCCAGCAAATGTGGTGCTGCATCTACACCATCACGAACTGCCATAGCCGCAATTTGTTTATTGAGCTCTTGAATATCCATTGGACTATTATAAACAGTCGCATATTGAAGTGCCGAAATCTGGTATTTATCGTTCGGATTTATGGATTCAAAGATTGTTTTTGCCTGTCCCAAATCAATATTATTACCGTTCTGAATCTGATATGCATCTATATAAGGATAAAGCTTAGGAGATAGACTGCTCTTTAACGAACCCCATTCACGCTGTTTGCTATTATAATTTTTAAAAATAGCTTTATTCTGCAAAATTCCCGGTTTATCCTTTGTCCCATACAATACACCATATCCAGCGTCGTATCTTTTCTGAGGATCAGTTTTATCTTCTATTGCATTATCCAAGTAAATTTGAGCTTCTCCTCTTTCCACTGGATCAGAAAGTGCTTCATTGATCATAGTAGCTAACTGTTTATCAACATCCTTATTTCTTGGATCTTGATTTCTAGCAAAAGCCAATAACCTGCTTCTATCTGCTTCGCCTAAGACTGTTGCGTTTTGATTGATTAAAGATACTGCTTCTGCTGGCGTTACAGTACTATTTGTAATAGCATCTTTAATTTCTTTGTAAATACCGCTATTAGATACAGCGGCAGCAGCTTTCGTCTGTATCCCTATTAAATCATCGCCGAATTTTAATAGTGTTCTTTCTACCTCTGCATCTCCACCGGAAGCACTAAAAACCATGTTTCGCATATCCTGCGAATCAATAATACCTGTTTTAAAATTGTCCCATAATCTTTGTTCTATATTTTTTATGATCATATTTTGTTGGTTAGCCTTAATAGCTTTATTGATATTTACCTCTTGAATATAAGTGTTCCAAGCTTTCTGTCGATTTTCTAATGTAGGCGCATCACTTATAGGATGAGCAAATCCTAAAACTTTATAATGATCTAAATCAAGTTTTGCTGTTCCGTGCGAACCAGCTTGAATAACTTTGCCTGTAGATTTTTCATAAAGTCCAACATGATCACTGTCATCATTACCTTCCCAGTCCCAATAAACAATATCACCATCTCTAAGCTGATTCCGTTGAGTAAAAAATACTCCATTGTCCTTTGCATCTTCCATATTGGTTGGTGCCCACGTATTCCCTTCCTTAGCTCCTCCCGCTTTCAACCAACGATTAATGCTTACAGTACACTGATTTTCACCAAAATTCTTACCTATATCGCCATTGGCTGCTTTCAAAATTGCATTTGTATCTATTGCATTAGAAAAATTATCGCCAAAGATATAATCACGTGCAGCGCCTTCATCTTCACCAAAAGTAGCATAAAGGCTCTGTCCCATTTTAAATTGTCGTTCTTCTTGTTTACGAGCATAAACATTTTTGGCATAGGCACTCGTTACTCCCGGATCCATATAAGGCCCATATTTTTCAACATAAGCTTCGGCAGTATTTATATCACCATTAGCATAACTTCTGTCTATCAATGCCTGCCCCAATACGCCAGTCCATTTTCTATACTCTAAATCAAGTCTTTCTCTTCCATATGTTCCGTATCTGGAATTTATGGCGTAATCAATTTCTTTTTGTACATCGGCTATAACTGCAGGGTCATTAGGAGATAAAACAGCCTTTTGAACAGAACTATTTATAGAATTAGCAAAAGTAGTATTCTGCCAAGCTTCAAACTGCTGCGCTCTGTATTGCCCCAAAACTCTGCGATTAGCATTATCAGTTTGCTGGGTGCTGTAATCAAATAACATAGCACCTTTGCCGTACTTTACGCTTTGAGGACTTTGAGCCATAAGTTCGCTGCGGATCTTTCTTTCACCAGCTTCATACTCACCGACAATGTCAAGAGCACCTTTTTCTTTTTTCTGCATCAACTGCATTCTTAGATCGTTAGTACGTTTTACATACTCATTATTAGCCTGCAGAACGTCGGTTCTTATGATCTGCTCTCTCACATGCTCAACACCGGCCTGAATAATTCTACCGGTCTGAGATGATTCTCTTACAACAGCCTGCTGCCCACTGTTATCATAGCGGACATTAGATACTTTACTTGCCGGTGCTCCTAACTGCGCACCTACTTGAAAAATGTCGATTGCCATATTCCAGCCTCCTTTTGGGTATAGAAAAAGCGCTTTAACAAATTGTTAAGCGCTTAAAGGTGTGTTATAATGTTGTCCGAGATAGTTTGATAGTCGGATTCTCTCCCTGTCAAGGGAGGTGATAGCATGACTGTATACGAAGCATTATCTTTGATGGTAACCTTTGGTACACTCGTTGCTATCATTTTGTCTAAAAGTAAATAATTTTACTTATATAAGACAAAAGACCCACTAACGGTGTAGTCGGCCTTTTCTTCAAGTTTTAACTTATTCAGGAGAGAGCTGACACGCCAATATCAAGCTATCTCTTTTTGTTTATTATATAATACATTTCGTACTAATGCAAGTACAGTCCGTATTACTTAACTATGCTCTCTTCATCAACTCACTTTAGAAGTAAGTTTTCGGCTTCATCGGGAAATAACTGTAATTGCCTTGTCTATAGCCAGTTCCACTACTGTTGAATTGATATGTAGCACCTGTAGTTACACTGGGAGTTGAAGAGCTAGAAGAAGCACCTTTCTTTCCTGCGCTCTTAGGACTGTATAAACTACCTGCAAGGGATAACCCGCTCATAAGCATACTGTTCATAAGTGCACGCTTACCGGCTTTACGGTAATTGCGTGCATTTTGATTATAGATATCACGTTGATTAACAAGGTCAGTAGATTGCTGAAAAATATTTTCCACACCTTGCCTTGAGTTATAACGTTCAATAGCAAGTTCCGTCTCCATATTGTATGCACTGTCAGCTAAAGCACTGGCCGCACTGCCGGAAGCCGCTATACCAGACGCACCTATATTGGCTCTTTGCTGGCTAAGCATAGCGTTCATACGACGGCGTTTATTCTCCTCATTAATGGTATTTGACTTGGATTGCTCTTCAGCCTGTGCCTGCAGCTTATCTGCGTTTTGATCAGCTATCTGTGCATTTACCTCAGCTTGCTGGGCAGCAGCGTTATATTGCTGCTGCTGTGCTCTACCAGTAATAAAGCCACCTAATAGAGTGGCACCTATTGTTGCTGCTACACCCATTATTCATCATCCTTTCTAAATTCAAAAAAATGGTGCGGCAGACCGTAAATACCATATGGTTCCGGTTCATGTATTTTTGCACCCAGCCATTTAAGCCAGCGGATGATCTCATCATTTCCAACGTTGACCCAGTTATACAGCCTGCTATATCTTTCCAAAAGCCCTTTTACAGCCTTTTTAGTATACCGTCCGACAAATACCCTATGATTATCCATTTCTCGCGTCATAAGCAGCCATACGCGCACATCGTCGCTCATAATAGACGGTTTTCTAACTCCGTATACTGCAGCCGGTACTCCATCGATTCTAAGGCATCCGACCTCGACGCTGTGCTCTATCCCACCCAATATATCATCTAAAGCATTATCACCAATAGCACAAAACAGTTCTTTACGGTTATTATCTTTTAAATTTGCTGCTATGTAGACTGCATCTGCTCTTGTCGGTATTGCAAATTCGTATTTCGTCATAATACATCTTACCCTTCTATTTCTGGTATCAGCGACAAGACTGTCATAGGCAGAGGATCAGGTTGTTTAATTATTACCTGCTGTGTTTCTGACCAGCTTGCTGATTTAACGACAATTTTCACTTTTTCTGTTTTTAACGCTATTGGCTCCCCGTAAGCTTCGTTACTTCTCCATTTAATCTCATCGAGAGCATCATCTCGCATTCCATATACTCCGCCGCGGCTATCCTTAAGCATTGCGATAAAGCTAGCGATTCGCTTCTTACGGCTTAGATATGTACCGTCCTGAGCGGTAAAATCAATCGGCAAAGTTTTTATTTCTGCATCAATAGGCAGCCCTACATGAACTTTCTTGTATTTGTTACCAAGAACAACCTTGCCATTTTCAACTGTTTGTTGGGGTAGCACATTCCCATCAGCTAATATCGCCACAGTATACCCTTCTAAATGCTCAAGTCCAGATATTTCATCGGTCGGTTCTCCTTCATAAGTTATTCCACTATCGACGAAGAACTGATCCTCTACATTAGTACTTTTATCGCGATTTGACATTATCTCAACATAGTACTTACCGGCACGCTCTATAACTGCATATAAAGTATCCTCTGTTTTGCCGCTAATACTACAAACATTTATAAACTTCCCACTTGATATGGAGTGTTGATGCCAAGCATAAATATCTTGTTCTTTAAGATAAGTTAGCCCCAGAAGCAGTCCGTCATCACGTACGCACCAAATAATACTGTTAGGTATTTGCTGATATGTCATAGAGATTATCTTATGTCCTTCAAACAAATGTGCTGCTAAAAGATTTAAATCGTCGCCTGTGTATTTGTCCACATCATAACTGTATGCTAAGTCCCTAATTATATTTCCCTGTTGCTGAACATATACAATACGGCTGCCAACCGTCACAGGATTAACATCTGATACCCCTCTGTATTCCTGTGGTTGGCTTAAAACATTACTACCAGTAAGAGGCTTACCACCGCCACTTACCTTATACTCACCGCCAGAAGTTAGAAGAATCATCTCTCCAAATGCAATAATAGCTTTAATACCATTCATTTGCCCACCGTTAAGTGTTCCTGTTACAGCATCTTCATCTAATGCAGGGATATTCACTCCAAAATTATAATAGTCTCCGGTTTTACTAGACCAAAAAGTTTGCGGCATACCTTTGGTTCCCGCAAAAATCAATCTATCTTCATAAAAACCAGTTGCAGCAGGGTAACCTTTTTTATCGTTCCATGCAGCAAAAGAAAAATCTTTTGTGCTGCTGGTGGAAGCTAATTGTTTTTTTACCGTTCCATTCACTACTGTAGGGCTAACATATTCAGTAATCAATACATAACCTGTATAATCACCACCAATACTTTGTATTGTTATATAGCCTCTTTGCTTTTCATTTTCACCATCCCAAACGCCTGTATTGAATTCATTAGAGGTAACTCTATAACTGACAATACTTTCAGATGTATTTTCTTCTGTAAAATTATAATTTTGACTTCTATTTCCGCTTTGAGTTCTAATATTTGTCCATTTATCAGACGCTTCGTCATATTTTTCTAAATTAAAACTACCATCCCAAAAACCAAAACTTTCTACATAGACAGAAGATTTTGGAAGCACATTAACCTGCAAATTACTTCCTGAATTATTAGGTACAGCTTTTTTATAATCAGTAGGTAGAAATTGGGTGATTGCAAATAAACTTCCTACATCTTCCTGCGAAAAAATATTTGATGTAGCAGTTATTGTTACATTCCCACTAACAGCTGAAGCAGATACATCTAATTTATTTGTTGCATTCCGAAAATTAAAAGCATCATCAAACGGTCCACCAGTAATATCCATTCTTTCAAAACGCCAGTCCAACTCTCCATATCTCGTAAGCGTCATAGGCGCATGTTCCGGATGAACTATAAAAAGCACGTCAGCACTCTGCGTATATTTTATTTTTGCAGCATCTTCTAAATCTTTGTCCACAAAGAAATTCTCTATACTGTATGGTGATCCATTATCATCTCTAACAATATCACCATCTTTATAAAACCGGCATCTGCCGGCTGTAATTTCGACAATATAATTTTGGTCTGTACTATACATAAATGGTATTAGCACAGCCTTTTTATTATTATAAGTCTGCGCTATAAATTTAAACCCGGGTCTATTAGCAGCACCGCCATAGCGTAGAACTAAGAAATTTCTTAACGTAGCAGCTCCGCTATCATACTTAGCAATGTCTGTACGTCCATACATTGACGGTGACAATTCACCGCCGGCAAAACTTGACTTTAATTGATAGAGTGCCATAATTATGCCCCCGTAAATCTTGCCGCCGCTAATCTATCGACATGCGGGTCCAGCAAATTCTCTTCATCCGCATCTGCTGCGCTTGCTTCCGAAAAATATGCATTGTATGCCTGAATGCACATTTGGGCCAAATCTAATTTACCTGTCAGCGCGTAAGCAATCTCTGCTGCTAATTTCCAACTAAACGCTTCTACAAATTGAGCGTCATATAAATCTGCATCAGTAACATCTACTGTATATTCAATCCATGCATTACCAACGTTTGTATAAATGGTTTTCCCCTGCTTATCAGAAACAATTTTGTACTGATTGTCTCTAGGAAGTCCGCAGAACTGCTCATTGTACATCATTCTCAAGCACACTGCATCAGCAGGATACCGATATGCATATTTCCAGTTGGGAGGAACATCGGCAAGCGCGGCAAGCTGCACGCTTCTTGTTGCAAATGTCCACGGGAATTTTCTCAAAACCGCCTGCCTGACATAATCATAGCAACGCCGGCACACTCGTGCTGGTTCGCTTGCTTCGTCAAGCCGCTCTATTGTAGCTACGCCTATATGATTAAGAGCAATATTACAAATCTCAACTTTATCCATACTTTCACCACCTGTTATAGAGAAAGCCGGAGGCATATGCCCCCGGCTATTCTTATTCTTGAGCCAGTGCCACTAATTCACTAATAATAGTTTCCCTGGATTTCTGACTTGTTTTAATTCCCTGTTCTTTGGCCAATTCTTTTAAATCATTAAAGTTCATTGCTTCATATTGCAGATAACGCGGATCATCATGATGGAGAGCTGTTATAGCCGACACGTTAAGTTTCACGAAGTGTTCCGGAACTTTAATGTTATCAGCAAGGGTTACAATTTCATCTCTCCTATACATACGACCCAAAGTAAAACAATTACGCTTTACTTTATAAGTAGCCATTATAAAGTTACCTGGACGCCATCAGTCATATAAGCAAAGACTTTACCGCCTGCAGCATCTTCTGCTGTATAAACCAATCTAATATAACGGTTGCCATATTTGATCGGAGAAAAGAATTGCGCCACTGTACAAGCCCTAGTTTGAACCAAAGAATCTGGTACACTTACTTCTACTTCATCGGCAGGACTGCTAAAGTCTTCCGTAGCAGAAGATTGTACTTTTACCTTGGTGATCTTGCCAGCAGTCATTGGTGTGGTCAATTTTACATCAAAATACAGCGGATGCATAAAGCCACCTGTACTACCTAAATCAATAACATTACTGTTTGCACTAGTACCGGTAACGGCCTGATTTTCAGACAGTAATAATTGCGCATCAATACGTGCCATTATTATTTCCTCCCTTTTAAACGAGTTTAGATTCAGTATTCAGAATAGCTGCACAACGCTGGAACGGAACGCCCCAGAAATTAACAACAGGTTTTCCTTCAACCGTATCAATAGAAAGCATAGTGTTTTTGTCATTACGAGCAGCTTTAGCCATAAACGCCTCAAACTGCTTATTGCAGAAAATATGCAAATTAACATTATCAGGATTTTCAATCTGATAATAACCTTCAATCATTTTGTCGAAGATCTTCGTAGTAGAAGGATCTGTCAAATCAATGTTAGCTAAACGCACAACATAACGAGGATCTTTTACAGCAAGCCCCATAGACCAGTTATACTTGCTTGTATGAGCAAAGAACGTTTCACCTTTATCATTTGTTACTTTCTGTTTGCCCAGGTATTCATGGGTGAAACCGGCAGTATCGCCCTCAGGGAACAATCCATAAACCTGCTGTTCACCGAAACCAACAAACCATACAGAAGTCAGATTATCACCAGTGCCGCCGCAGTCAATGATTTGATCTGCCCAAATCTCATCTTGATTGGTCTTACTGTAATAATACGCACCCAGACCTGTAAAGCCGGCAGGATTAATCTTTTCATCACCATAGAACAGTGTAGAAGCCATCTCTTGGTTCATTGCTTCAAGAAATGCAGCATTCTCACTCATCATCCAAGAAGCCTGCATATTGTTTTTACGTGCCAACTTCTCATCAATTTCGGCCAGTGCTTCCATCTCGCCGCATGTAAAAGATACCTGTTTCGTTTTAGACTTACTCGGTTTAGTACCGCGGTTGATCATTCTCCATGCTACCTCTGGTAAAGAGTAACGCAGGGTTGCTTCTTCATAGTCCTTAGAGTTACACATTTTGAACGGCATAATTTTTAAAATCTTATTAGTTTTAGTCTGCAGTTCAATAATTCTTTGATACTTTTTGTCGAACCCCTGACGAGAAGCAAAGTCTTGAAGGGTTGCGAAACCTGTCAAATCTGGCATTATTTACCACTCCTTAATATTTTTATTTGAACCCTGCGCCGGTAAAAAACAGATCGGCGTCGGTCGGTTCCTTAGCTTTAGGTGCTTGCCCATCAGGCGGTTGGTCTTCCATAAGCAAGCCTCCAATGTTTTGTAGCATTTTTTGTATTGCCGGATGATTTGCTACACCTGTATTTACAAGTACCTGCATAGCCTCACCACCGCCAAAAGTATTAACAGCTAATTTAGCAGCAGCAATGTTCTCACGAGAAATAAGCCCCTGCTTTTGACATTCAGCAGTCCAACCGTCTACAATTTCCTCCTGCTTATGCATAACGTCTAAAACTACTTTGCTATGCAAATCAATCAGCTTAGTAGCCTGCTCCTGAGTAAGCTTTGCGTCTTTAGCAATCGCTGTAAAATCAGCTTCCAGTTCAGGCGAAAGTTCCAGCCCTTCCTGTAGGTTGAATTCATATTTATCAGGAACAGCAGGCTCTTGCACAAGATCATCAAATACATTTTTAGGTGTAGTTGCAGGGTCACCGTCACCTGCAGGCGTTGGCTCTCCACTCGGCTCAACTACCGGAGCAGGTTCTGTTACAAACGGGTCACCGGAAGGAGCAGGTTCACCGCCTCCACCAGCACCATCTGCTTCAAAAAACATTTGTGTAAACTTATTCATGTCTTACCTCCGCTATGTCGTTATCTACTTTAAAAAGGTCATCATCTTCTAAATCAGGAGGGTGTCTAGCGCTCTCTGCTTCATTACGCATCAGCATCTCTAAAGAATGCCCATCGTTCAGCATCCGGATATTCTTTAACAAATCAACGCCTACAGCACGTTTACCTGATAAGAAAGCATTGAAGTATGGCTCAGCTGAAAAAACCGCTGTTTCGACCTCTGTGCTTTCCAAAATGGCATAAATAAAACGCCGTCCGTTCTCGGTCCGCATAATAACGTCCAAGTCGTCCAGCGCTTGTTGTGCAAGCATATTCATTTTTTTGTTTTTCATTAAATCCCGCCTCCCAGCAATTGATCTAATGCATTGCCACCATTAGCAGGGGTTTCACTCATCAACCTGGCCGCATCAGCATAATCCCTAACAGCAGGCGCAGCAGCAGCCATCTGTTCAGCTTGCATTTGTTCCTGCTGTGCCTGAGCACGTTGTTTGCGAAGTTCAGCTACTTCGTTTTCATCACGCACTATCTTTTCTTTGACGCCAGTAGATTCTGCGAAACCTCGTACAGCTTCATCAAGATTGATGATATCAAGCACTTCAGGCTGAGCAGCAGCAAGATTACCAACAAATCCAACTGTACGCTCAATAGCAGGTATTTCAACCATTTTCTGAGCCTGGGCCAAGATAGAAATGAAGGATACTTTTAATTCGCTTTTGTCAATTTCCTCCGGCATAGGCGGAAACAACCCATGTCTCAAGCAAATATCAAAAGTGCGAAGCGTCATAGGTTCTAAAACCTCATTGTGCATTTGCTCAAGTACCGGGGACAACATCAGGAGCTTTTCTTCATGCCGCTCTGCAATCTCACGCGCAGTCATTTGAGGTCCGTCCTGAGATGTAATCATCATAAACAAATCATTATAGAACGTTTCAGCTATCGACCGCCGTTTCTCCTCAGACAATGCTCCTATGCCTTCATAGGCCTTTGCTCTTGGGTCTACAAGTGGATAAGCCTGCTGTACAGTTCCATCAGGATAAAAATTTAGTCCTCCTGGCATTCTGTCAAGCTTCTTCATTGAAGCAGGAAATGCCATCGCTGGATCTGCAGCATTATCAATAGCCCTAAGTTTATTCTTCTCAATCTTCTGTAGCTGCATACAATCGCCCAAAGCATTATGTCCAGGTCCAGAGCCATATACACCATTTGCAATCAAGGTCCAGCGTGGCATAAGGAACGGGCATTCCCTAAACCCTGATATCTTCAGGAATTTGTCATTAGCACCTTTTTCATAGTGATACGAGCGCCAGGGGAAATTGCCTAAAGCCAATTTGTTAGGATCATAATCATCATTACGCTCTATAAGCATTTCAATATCAAAGTATGTTGTGATATTTCCGTTCTTATAAGCAGATTTCACGCTTTCCGATACGTTATCAATACCATATTCTTTAACGATTTGGTCTGCGCTTAACCTGAAGCGTCTAGCGAACGTATAAACTCTTCCCCTTGCATCTACACCACCAGCATATTCACCGCAGGTGTACGGCCGCATCCATATGCCATAATTGTAGTCTTCCAGCATCAGAGAAGCCCCTGTACCAAATTGAGCCATTTCAGCCTCAATCTGCTGCAGCATATTATAAGCATTACTCTTAGAATAAATGCTGCTCATAATCTCCTGGCAATCATCTAACCACATCCTTACAGCGTGGTAATTAGCTTTTTCTTCATCTTGCAGACCAAGCTCAAACCAAGGCCTTGACGGCGATGTCAACCCACTGTGGATACCAGCCGCACATTTACCAACTGCTTTTTGGGGATGTGGGTCTATAAGGTATTCATCACGTCTATGCCCTTCTGTGCTTTGGATATCTTCTTCAAACCTGCCCCTTGTCGGATTTATATACCGGCTAAGCATCCTCCACGTTGGCTCATATTGGCTGCGCAATGTATAAAGCTGGGAGATAGTATGTTGTTTTCGTGTTAATTTATCGCTGTCACGCAGCATATCTTTGATATCCATAATCATTCTCCCAACAACATTTTCTTGACACTATCAGAAGTAAGTTGCCCGCCAGTCTTATTGGTAAAGCTTCTGCCACGAGCTTTAGAGAGTTTTTCAAGCAGGCTTTGTCTCTCTCCCTCTGTCGCACTATCAATAGTGGCCGCTGCTGTACTGCCAGGTGCGCTTTGTTTTATAGGCTCAACACTGCCACCTCCACCGCCGCCACCGTGTAACTGCATCATAATCTTATGCATAGTCTCACCTCCCTTCACATACCGGCAAACGGATCATACGACTGCTGCCTATTATTCCCCAAATAACATTCTTTTTTAATTACAGGGTAGGCAAAAGTTAAGGCCAATGCATCCGCTCTATTAGGAGATGGTTGACCTCTTTTCTTCATATCATCCTTAGATTCAAGCTGTATTTGTCCTTTTAAATTAACACCAGCTTCAGGGCCTATCAAATCATTAGTTAAAATTTCATCATCTTCAATTACACCACCATTAATTAACCACTCTTTCATATTTCCCCACATCTCAGCCCGTTTATTAGCATAACCCAAATCAGAAGATTTTCCACCAAATGCAATAAGATTCCAAGATCTGCCCATTGTTTCGCCCGCACTCCATATACCTGTTCCATATCCTTGGTCTATGAATACAGCATCAGCATTATATTCGTCCTCAAATCTAGCAATAATACCTGCTGTAACAATATCGTTATCATTCTTTAAACAAGTATATAATCGTTTACTATAGAGGCCTTGCCTCAAGTAAACTACCAACTCATCAGGTCCAGTCCATGCTGGATCGCACCCAATAATAGTAGGCGCAAAGTTAAACTGTTCTTTCCTAATATTTCTGTTCTTAGCTTCTTCAACAATTTTTAAGCTAATAAATTGTAAATCACTTGCATTAGGAAATTCACCAAGAACACGAACTCGATATACATCACTGTCTCGTCCATATTCATTTGCAATACTTTCTATATACTGTTTTGAAACCCTTGGACTTTCTTCGCCATTAAATGTAAGTTTTTCCCAAAAGTGGCGGTTTATATTGTGGCTATTGTAAAAATAACCAGTTACTCTTGTAGGATTACTCGCCATTGCTACTCTTGCATTTTCTGCCGACAAAGCACTTCCTGCTGTTACAAAGACCTCTTCAAACACGCCCGACGCCTCGTCTACCAAAAACAAAATATTATCAGCGTGTATACCTTGCAATGCCTCTGGTCTATCCTTGCTTGCTGTTCTTGCCATAGCAAAGCTCCCTGTCTCACAAGTAAAATGGTCATTAGTCCATTCAAATAAATCATGCAGTTGCACTGGCATAGCATTCCACCACATTTTTAGCTCTGCCCATAAAGCATCTTTAAGTTGTGCGCTTGTGGGAGCTGTAACAGGAATCTTAGCTTTTGCGAAGCACGTTAAAAACCAAGGAATAATCCAAGCAAAACAAGTAGTCTTTCCTGTACCATGTCCAGACTTAACACTAACCTTAGCTCCCGGCTTAGCTATTGCCTGCAGAAATTCCTTTTGTTGATCTGTTGGCTCAACTCTCCATACTTCTTTTACAAAACGAGCAGGATCTTTTCGCCATTGTGGGATTTTCTTTTTCAAAAATTCGGCGTCTTGTTGGCTAAGCATCATCTATTTCCTCAATAATTGCCGCAAGGCTTTTCTTTATTTCGACCTCATGCTTTTGTATGTATAGACCATCCATTTTATTTAAAGTATCTATTGCCCTTATCCTTGCATATGGATCAGGTTCTTCTGTGGCGATCTTTGTTAGTAATTCCTGTCGCTGATTTATATCCATTATGTTTTTCTTGTCTTTCCTTGCTGCAAGTTCTTTTAGTCGAGCTTTAATATTAGCCTTTCTTAGCTTTCTTGATGCTGTTACTCCTGCAGAATTCTTGCTATATCCAGCTTCTATAGCTGCTGCAGTTGCATTCGCTGTTTTGGCAAAAGAAAGACAAAATCTTTCTTCCTTCTCTGTTAATGTTCTTTCTTTTGTCATATACTCACCACCTTTGCAAATAAAAAAGCACCTAACCGAAGTTAAGTGCCTTTATATTAAGTTATATGCTAAATTCTGATATATATTACCGTGTTTTATCGGCTTTTTAAGACTAAATTATTTGTGTAAGTTAAGTGGCTATTATTAAGTTATCGATACCACTGAAGTTTGATTTGCATCTTCTATAAAGCGATCCGCGCTCTCTTCCTTTTCTAATTCTACCCGCTCGGCAACGGCAAAATCACCATCGCCAGGTACTACTATCAGTGCATCTTGAGGCATTACCTTGAGCTTTTCTATTAGTTCTTTTACTAACATTTAATCACTCTCCAAGACAGGCTCATAAGTTTCAAGGAAGATATCTTCTTTACAGCAGTAAATTTCTCCACGTACTCCTTGTATAACATAACTTCCGACTGGCGCATGCATCGTACCTTCAAGAGTTCTAATAAACAATTCAATAGGTGGAGTATCTGGAGTTAAGGCATCAAAGTACAAAATTCCTTCTTCAAATGCTTTTACCGCCCACTCTGGCACATAATATTTGCCATCGCTTCCTTTTAACTCACCATCAAATTGAAATGCTTCTACAGATACTGGTTTCTTTTTATATTTCATTTTTAAGCACTCTCCAATATTATTTACTACACCACACCACGCTTGCTGCCCATGTTACGCCTATAACAAGATCAACTGGTCGTGTTGTTACATGGCCGTCTATAGCTCTTTCTACAGCCTTCCAATATCCCTCTATCAAGGTTAGGGCTACTAAAAACATTAGCGTTTGCTTTAACATGTTCGTACCTCAATTAAATATGCCGCTGTATCACCCCAACGGCAGGGCTGGCAGTTGCCGGATTACCCAAACAACACACGCACCTTTAAGCGTGGATAGGTGTTCCCCATCTATGCCGTACCCGTGGCAGGGCTCGAACCTGCGACCACTGATTAAAAGTCAATCGCTCTTGCCATCTGAGCTACACGGGTAATGTCCAAGCGCTAAGCTTGAACGTTTCACCAAGCTTGTTGTAAGCCTACTTACTTATAATACTATTTTAACTCATCAAAACAGGTAATATGTCGGAAACTTTTTTATTTTATCAAACCTTTTTTCAACGCCAAACCAACAGCATCCCTAAGGAACTCTTTGCGAAATTCATAACAAGTATCTCTATTCACACCGTTTAATTCTGCAATTATTTTCATCGGCTTCCTTTTTTCATATTTTTGATACATAACCTTACCAGTAAGCTGATTTTCATGTATCTTATACGTTTCTGCGACAACTTCAAGCCATAGCTCCGGATTCATTATTATTGACTGATATGGTCCATATCCAAACGATATCATACGTACTGGCTCAACGTTCTTCAATGCTGCTGTTTCTGTAGGATTACTGATAAAAGCATGACCACCACCGCCCGTATGTCCTTTCCTTGCAGTACGCTGCTCTTTTTCCTCATCGACAGCTTTTTGTATTTGCTTACGATCCCAAAAGTAACGCTCTACATGCTTAATATACTGTTCTATTAGCATAGCAGTCTCCTTCTAGCTTTCCTTTTTTAATCGCTTAAATAATGCTCTAAAAGGATTTATACTATCCTCATAAGATTGGAGGAGCGTATTCATCATAACTTCTCTCTGTTTACGATCTTTTTCCTCTTCTTCAATCCAATATTCTTGCACCCATTCTCTCGTACCATCTGCACTTTCAAGCAAATACAAGATACCTTTAGAATCTAGTTTAACACCAAGTACTTTACGTTTTCCCTTAGGCACATGTACATTATCGCCTATATTAAACTTGCTCTCTATTGTTAATAACATTTTGCATCACCTCCGCCCAAAACAAAATACTAAAAAACCACACATAATAGCAAAACAAATTATCATCGATAAATTATCGCCTATTTCAATCATCAAATACACCGTCCTCAATTCCAAAAGGATATTCATCATCTACAAGAACACAGCCATTCTCAAAGCATATAGCGACTAACTGCTTATCTTCTATTCCATTTTCTTTGGCATACTCATAAAGCTCTTTAATCGTCATCGAATACACCGTCCTCATTATTCAATATTATTAATATAGCTTCTGCCTGCTTTTTAGTTAGTTCTGCAGAGACAACTATTTCTTGGCTATACGATTCCTGGATGTTGTAATAACAGATTGATCTATCAAGACGATAAATCGGTATTATTTCATACATTTTTTCACGCTTTCATCTACTCCACCGTCTTTGCTGATTAAAATAAGTTTCAAACAAATTTATTCTCTCATCAAACCTATTTATAAGTCGGCCAATCTCTTGTACGGATCCGGCATCAGCATCATACATCAATCGCAAATAAAATTTACTCAAAGCTAATATTGATCTTTTTTTACAAATTTGGCACTCTGCCGTAATTTGATAGTACATAGGATATTCTATGGTTCTCAACTTCAAGAAATCTATACAACTATGTTCCACTACTCCACCACCTTAAACTTCTCTAAAATCAATATCCGGGTACTTATATAGCAGCATCTTCTTTTTGATCATATACACCTGCGTCCGCATCCCTTTCGTATCAACGTAATATATATGCCCGTCAGCTTCCGTCACCTTAAAATCAGCTCGATAAATAATCGGCCTTATCTTTTTACCGTCTCTCTTATAACCAGGCTGTAAAACAAATTTTGGCTGTAGTTCAACCTCTTTTACTGTACCTTCGCGCATCATCCAGTGTAACTGCCAGTAATAGTCAGCTTCTTTTTCGCTGTCAAACCGTATGCCGTCTACTTCCGTAATTTTATTCTTATACTTCATAATCGGTTCACAACATGGTAAAGCCGAAGCAGGCGTTACACTGTCAGAACGAACTTTACTTATAAGGTGTGCCGGCAGTTCATTCCACGTCGTCATTTATTACTACCGCCGATAACATAATTTCTAGAGCTTTCTTCTCTCGCCTTAACCGGGCATTTTTACCGCCGAGCTGACTATTTTTCCGGCGCAAATGTTTGATTTCAGTCAGTATCTGCATAAGTACTGGTTTCAATACCGGTACATACTGATCGCCTGGTTCTTTTTCGATTAACGCCATCATAATTTTTATATTTATTGGTTTCACTATTTCCAACTCCTTATATTTAAAAGGCCGCCCCCTGTGGTAAGGCCATTCCACAGGTATACTTCCCTTTTGCGCCACATTGCTTGTATATAGTGCCGAGGCAGTAGCTGGGCAGCCGTTTAAGCTAAAACAAATTTATCGTTATATCTGCTTCTGCCGCTATACCCTGCATAACGTATAGCGCGTTTGGTAACGCTATACCGTTGCCCCACATTTTGTATTCAGCGCTGTCTGTATGCAGTTTTCTGTACCATGTGAGCATTTGAGCTTTAGTGTATTCTTTTTCAGATTTACCGTTGATTTTGGCATAAGTATTTCTGACGTTTAACCAAAATTTATATTCGTCCTCTGTAAAATCTTCTTTTTTATCCGGGTGTCCCCATTTATCTGGGAAGCCTTGTAGCCGTGCGCACTCTGTCGGTGTTAATCGGCGTACAATGTGGCGTATTTGTACGGCTGTTGGATCTTTTGCGACAAGAGTCGGACATATTCCATCGACATAAAACTGCGGGTCATATTTCGCATTTTGACCTTGATTAAAAAAAGCACGGTCTAATACTATTGGTTTTTCCTCTACTACCAAATCGGTTGCGTCTTTATAATCACGGGCTTTTAATGCCCCACCTTTGTCGCTTTGTACATATTTGTCACTAAATCGAGTAGCTTGGTCGTGTATAGGGATTGCTACACAGCATAACGCCGTGTAGTCTGTGGCACGGTTGTTATGGTCGCCTGTTATAGTCGGGCAGGTTTCCCCGTCTCCGTTTCCTCTGGCATCGAAAACTATTACAACTCCTGGCGTAGCACCAGCTCGTAAGGTAGGACTTATATTTTCTTCATAGCCTATCCCTCTTGTTTTTGCTGATTGTTCGGGGCAAAATCCTGCGCTTTGTATAACACAAGGCACGTTCCCGTGCGCTTCTGCCCTTAATGTAGGGCTTTTCCTGTCACTACGGACGTTAATTTGCTGACCGCCTTGGTCGTCTAAAATGATTTTTTCTAATGCTACGCCGAACGCTCTATCATCTGCTTTAATGCTGTTTCCAATATTTTCGGTAACGTCTTCCCTCTGCGTTCCGCTCTGCGCAGAATGCCCTCGCAAGCCCTCGCGCTTAAATAGTATTTCTCCGGCACGTCCGCCTCTAAAATCTGCGACAAGGTAGATTCTACGGCGACGCTGGGGCACTCCCCAGTATTGAGCGTCAAAAGTTCTGTACGCAACGCTCCATCCGTCTCCGTTGATACAGTCGGCATAAGCCCAGCCAGCTTGCGGAACCGCAGGCATAACGGCGTTCGGTTCCGAGATTCTAATAAATTCTTCAAGCACAAGTCGGAAATCTTCTCCCCGATTACTGCTGAATGCTCCTGGTACATTTTCCCAAACAGCGAATCTTGGATAAATTCCATTCGTCGCCAACCTCATTTCTTTTATGATTCGTATTGCTTCGAGAAACAGACCACTTCGAGTTGTTTCGTCGTCGCCAACAGCTGTATGTTTCAGCCCTGCACGTTTGCCTGCTACAGACATATCTTGACAAGGGCTTCCAAAAGTTATAATATCGACCGGCTCTATATCTGCTCCATTGATCATGCTTACATCGCCTAAATGTTTCATGTTCGGAAAACGACTTTTAGTAACAGCTATTGGATATGGCTCAACTTCGGATGCATAAACAGGATCTATTCCGCACAAGCTTGCTGCTAAAGGAAATCCTCCACTGCCGTCAAACAAACTCATTAGCTTCATAGTTCCCTCCAACGTCAAGTGCATTACCGCATATGATTTTATTCATAAAATTCCCCACCCTATTCATTGCTAATGCTAATATCTTCCTTTTCTCGTAAAACCTTGAGTTTACTGACTGTTTCCCGTGCTATTACGGCTCGTTGGTCATCCGACCACATCAAGCAGTTCGGGCAAATACGTACCTCAAATCTACGTCCTCTGGTTATATGGCTACCCGACATCGTGTCCTTATGGCATATATCGCAATTCATGATCTCACCTCAAAATGGTTCTGACTTATTAGTGTTCAGCTTGTCAATATCTTCTGGCGTAAAGTAGTACCCTCTTGCAAGATTTTTATTTATGACTTCTCGCTTAGCTTTGGCATAAGCCAAAAACGCCAAAGCATGATTCTTCCGCAGCTGGTAAACAAACGTGTTACAGCAAGCCTTAACGTCGATAATCTCCATCATCAACGCCAGCAGCTTATCTTCTGTCGGCACTTTTTTAAACTCTATGTAAGCAACTTCTACCTCAGCCAATTCTTCTTTAATTTTTGCAATCTGTTCTTCCGGTGTTGCGTCCCTGAATTTATAACATGGTGTTGTTGCTTTAATTTTCATAGTTACCACTGCTCCTTATAATCAAACTTTAGTTAAATCACCTTAACGACGTGTTGACTGTTTAGGTGTTACATCTGGCACTAACGGATGGTATTTATAGCACCGTTCACGATCAGAGACCACATAGGTAAATCCGCTTTCTTTGTCCACCCTCAAAAACGGCTGATGTCCACTGTACGGGCAATCACCAGTGTTAATGCATGCAGCGCATTTTCGGTCAACGTCTGCGATGAAGTTGATATCGTTGTAATTACGCTGCAAGAAGCTATCGTCGGCGTCAGGGAAAATCCTCTTTGCTGCAGCTCTAACTTTATCGCTTATTGGCTGCCGTAGCTCACCAAATGTTTTACCAGCATTAAGATCAGCAAATAGCTTCTTCACAAACTCATTCGCCGCTTTAGAATTGCGCTCAATAGCTTTCTTTTCTTCGCGAATTTTATTCTGCCGGACTATCGACAACGCTGTATTGATGTCGAACCACGTTGCCCAGCGCGTATTGTTATTGGCCACCCACTCAACAGCTTCTGCCCAATCTTTGACCTGTGTATACTTGTATTGCTCCAGCGTTTTAGCCATAAAGTTTTCCCGCTGCACATCATTCATCGGTGGTGGAGTTAAGCCAGCTGCCCGCCATACCACAAACGCAGCCTCTATATCGCCTATATCAAGCATTCAAATCACCTCACCATGCCCATTCTTTTTTCTGCTCTGTAACACGTATCTCATCTTCCCAACGCCTGTCCTGCAAGAATGTTTCAGGGTATGGAATATAAGCCCCGTTGTTCTCTTTCCAACGGCTTGTCTGTTTATACTGCTCAACAGCAGCTATGATTTTTTCGTACAGCTCCACACAAGGATCAACAAGCTTGTTCCACTCGATTTTAGCTACAGGCTTTTTTACCTTCACTGGGTATGCTTCCCAAAATCGGGCAAAATATTCTTCCCGCTCACAATCAGGCGCTTCTTGTTTCTTTTCGTTTTGTTTATTATTAATAATATTATTTATATATACTTTCTTCTCCGCGCGAGATTGTGTTACAGGTTGTGTATCAGTTTGTGTTACAAGTTGTGTTACAAGTTGTGTTACAGGTTGTGTTACAGGTTGTGTTCGGTATACGATACACAAATCAAATATCTGATAAAAACCTGATCGACTACCTTTGCCGCCCTGGTATGAAATCAGCCCCATCTGAATTAGAGTATTCCTATGCCTACTTAATTCAGTCCGAGAAATTCCACACACCGATTGCAGCATCGTGCTGGACACGGTAAACTCTTTTTGCCAGCCGCCTAAATTGTTAAAGTGCAATAATGCCATATACAAATCAGCAGCTCGGCTATTAAGTTGGTTGAGTAACCGCCAGCTCCAAAACGCATTCATCTGTGCAACGTAGTTCATAATAATCCTTTCAGTCGTCTAAATAATTTCTTCCGATAATCTTCATAAATTCTTCTCTGCTGTGTTCAATCTCAAAAACCATTTGGCACTCTGCCTTTAACAAAGACCCCAGTTCACTGCCATCATGCACAGCATTGTGGCAACGCCAGCACAGCCAACAGGTAAAACCGTTTTTATCGCTAATTTTCCGCTTGCCGGTACCATAGTAGATATGGTGCAAATGAAGTCCTGTTTCTATCCCACAGTTATAACAATATTTTCCTGTCTGCATGATACTCTTAGCCATTTTATTTGCCCCATTCTGCAAGCATAAGTGCCCTGTCAGCATCGGAAATAAGGTTTATACCAATTTCCTTAGCATCGTTAATCGTTCCATCTAATAACCGACTAAATTCAAGCGTATTATAAGTACTACTGCCAAAATAACATTGTAGCTGCTTACCAGTCTGCCCATTGACAGTAACTTCGCCAAGATCCTTAACAGTACGCCATTGAGCTTTAAATCGCTCTGCAGCATTAGCTTTTGCAATTATATGCGTAAATACTCCATATCTACCCAACATTTCAAGATATAGCGCATCTTTATTTGTCCGTAGTTTAGCCGCCATTTCCTGTAACAAAAACCATAATGCCGCATTTGCATCAAGGCTACGTTGTTTTCTAATGATTTTTAATTCAAACTGCAATGGTTTTCCATCGTCAGCCTTCTTCTTTAATTCTGCAACCTCTTCCGCCTCTGACGATGAAAGCGGAATCACAACACTTGCCCCCTGCCATGTCTGAATCAGCTGAAGGTCTTTTACCGTGGTTTTCATTTCAAATAGCCTCTTCTGCTGTTTCTATTGCATCAAGACACGCTTTTGCACAGGAATGCGCATTCTCAAACTGCGGCTTAGATAAAATAACTTTCAAAGCTTCAACACTCAGTTCTTCAACATTCTGCCAGCCATGATTACCTTGCACAAAGCATTTGTTATCTTCAAATTTCACATATTCAATAGATTTTGCCGCAGGTTCAGCTACTGGTACAACCACTGGATCAGGTTCAGACATTTCTGCCCCGCCATCAATCCATTGGCGGATGGCTTCACCTGTTTCGGGTGTGATTGCTCCAACAGTATTATCAAAAAGGCGTGTACGATCTTTGCTTGCCGTAGCCTCATGTTTTTCGCGATCAATATCAAACATGATGGTAAATTCGTATTCAAGACCCTCACGCTGCACCGGAGCCATGCCAACTTTTTTAATCTTCTTATCTTCGGTTTGAATGTAGTCTTGTTTTGACCGCATTGTCACAATAACATGTATTTTACTTTGTAAAATGGTCTGTACTAATTTATCATGCATTGGCGTGATATCTTTCCATGCCGCCCAAGAATTACCCTTATATTTCGTTCTAGCAAGCTGTTCTTGTTGCTCTAATAGCCCGCCTGCTCCATTCCATACATGTGACAAACTATCAATGATCAACACATCATAACCAGCCCTTTCAGCTTCTTTTATGGCATTGATGTAATTCGTAGTAGTAAAAGGTGGGACAATTTGCGCAACGTCATATTCACACAAATCAGAATAGAGTTCGCCGCTGCCATTCTCCGTATCGATCATAGCTATCTTTTTACCTAACCCTTGTGCCATCAATAATGCAGAATAGGTCTTCCCACTTCCAGATACACCACACAAAGCAATTTTTACATAGCTTCTTTTACGTTCTGCCTTTTTAAACATTACTTATTCCTCCCTTTGCACCGTTCTGCACGTCTAAGCAATTTAACAGCCTGCTTTGCGGGGACTTTAGGCTCACCGTATGCCTGCTGAAGCGCACGAAAGGCCGCTAACTTTTCTTTCTCATTCATTTCTATGTCCTCCTAAAACTCTCTAAAAGTTTGACCGCCGCATCTACAGCGTGTATCCTCTATTGGCACTCTACATCCACAATGTACACATACAACGACTGGATACGGAGATGAACGGACTGGAAATTTAACTGGTTCTGAAAACGTCTTTTTTATTATTTCTACTGCAGTATTCAAACGATCGATTTTTTCCTGCTGTAACTTATCCATTTACAAATCTCCTTCGTTTTGCTAAAATGAAGGTGGACGCTAAACTTCGTAAAATTTACAGTCCACCTGAGCTATCGAAGCTGCTGCTTCGGTAGCTCTTTTTCTTTTGCTTTATCATAAACGCTCCTCCTAAACTAAATCAGATACTTCACAGTTCATTGCTGCTGCAATTTTCCTGAGCGTGGATAATGTCACATCTTTACCGTTTTCAATATCAATTAGATTTTTATACCAAACACCACTGGCTTTAGAAACTTGTCTTCTTGACAAGCCTTTCTGTTCACGAATTTGTTTAATTTTGTTCATCTTGAATACTCTCCTTGCTGTGGTACAATTACTATATATGGAGGTGATATTATGAAAATGATTGCTGTAGATTCATCAAACGTTGAATGTATTGGTTATGAGAATGGAGTAATTGAGGTTCATTTTCACAACGGATATGCTTATCGCTATCCAAACTGTACCGAAGATTTGTTCAACAAGTTTCTTGCTTCCCCATCTAAAGGGCAGTTTGTCCACAATGTTTTAAAAGGACACGGTGAAACTCGCATTCGTTAATCCCAATCATCATCAAAAGGAACTTGAATATCTGTGCTCAAAATCTCAACACTTGCGCCTGTGACTATTGCCGTAGTCATGGGCGTATGGTGTTTTCTGATGTATTCTACTAATGGTCTTGCAGCTTCTTCTAATGTTTTAGCTTCTTGCTTGATATTTTCGTTCATGTTTTTTCTCCTATCTTCGCTCATCTCAACACCCCTACTGTCACTACAGCAGCCATAATAGCTACGTATGTTCCAATAAATATTGCAGTAGTTGCTACGGTAAAGTCTCTAATCATAAGCCTGCCACCTGCCCCATAGCGTAACCAATGTTGTAGATCATTCGTACTGCTACCAGTGTTGCTACTACAGTCAGCAGCCACATAGCAGGATACCTTGCAATACTATCAAGTAAGTCTGTTATTGCATCAACCGCTGATAAATATGTCGAATAAATATCTTTCATCTGCTCTGCCTCCTATAAAGCCTTTAGAGCTGCTTCAAAATCAAATTTTTTTCTTCGCTGATTAGTTCGTTTTATACCATTAGGGCGGTATTCCATATTTTCATGCATGACCTTTGATAAAGCTTCATCAACTAGCGGAGGATCTAGTCTGTATGTCCTGCCGATCCTAAGATGTGGGACTATTCCTTTACGGCAATAACCTCTAACTGTAACAACTGGCAATCCTCTGCTTTGCGCGTATTCAGAACATGTCACTAGTTCCATCTTCCTGCTTCTCCTTTTTTGGTTTATAATTCAAAGCGTAATTAGCATTACAGTGTGACTGAACTCCATATAAAATCATTTCAATATCTTTCATATTTTTGCCATCAAGAAGCTTCAGTATATTATCTACTATGTCATAAGGTTTCATATCTTCCATTATTGGGGGTTTAATTTCTATATCAATACCAAAATCATCAGACTTCACTTGATCCATGTGAAAATGTATTTTCTTTGTTCCATCAATTTTTGTAATCATTTCTATGTCGCTGTTTTCCTCATGATAATCAGATATAATTCTGTCATCTGCTGTCACATTCAGATTCCCTTTCCAAACTCCATTTGTTCTAATCATCAATTTATAAATCATCATATCCTCCTTGACATATTTTTCTTCAAATTCTTCAGGACTTAATTTTTCTACCACTTCGACAAATTTTGCCAAAGCTTCTTCTTTCTTGCTCATGGTATATCCCTCTTTCAAAGTTGATATACCAGCCAAAGCGTGTTATAATGTTCTCGTCAGCTTCGGCTGGCTCCAAGAAACACTCGCTGCTCTTTCCACGGAAAAGCGGGTGTTTCTTTTTTTATGTTGTAAAAGAACTTAGTATTTACGTGTTGTATTTATAAAGTGGATTCAAGATAATGCAGTCCCATTTCTTATAACGTTGTTCAAACTCTTGAGCAAAACATAGTATTTGTGCTACTACGTCCTTTCCCCAACATCTATTGCTTTTACAATGATGTTTTGAATGTGTAATCCAACAATCACATATTTTGACTAATTTCTGCCCACATATAGAACAAAAGTTTATTGCCCAAACTTTCTTCTTACAATGTGGGCAGAATTTTTTCTTTCTCATTGTTAAGCTCCTTTGTTAATTGATGCTAATTCTTCCTCATAATTACGAATACTCGATAGCGGAATGTTAAACAAATCAGAAATTTTGGAACCTAGAGAAATGGTCAGTTCTTTTTTATAAATTCCATTTTCTAGTCGAGAATATGTGTTTTGATTTATCCCAAGTTTTTGAGCAACAAACTCTTGAGTATAACCTTTTTCTTCGCGTAGTTTCTTTAACCAAACTCTCATATTCACACCTCCTTTATATCCCGTTTTGGTATATAATACCACTTAGGGATATCTTTGTCAACCATTTCGGGATATTGTTATTTACTTTTATCCCATTTGAGGATATTATGAGTTTATAAGGAGGTGTTCAAATGCTTCTAAATTTAAGTCAATTAAGAAAAGATAGGAATTTAAGTCAGGCAGAGTTAGCTAAAATATTTTCTGTAAATCAAAATACTATATCTCGTTGGGAAAAAGGTGATAGAAGCCCAGATCCAGAACAACTTAAAACCATTGCACAGTACTTTGGAGTTTCTGTTGACTACATCATTGGTAACGAAGAGCCAAAAAAGAAAATACCCAAAGATCTCAAAAAAATACTTGATGAAGAGGAACTGGCACTTAATGGCCGCTTGATGACTGCTGAAGACAAAGAAAAAATAAAACGCATTATCGAAGCAGCTTATTGGGACGCTAAAGAAATGAACAAACATACAAAGGACTGATTGCACATGGTTCGTAATATCCCTCTGAGAGTGCGTAATCTCGTTAATTTAGTTGGATCAAGTAATCCGTACGATATAGCTGATTACCTAAATATAAAAATAAAAACCGAAGACATGCCTAAACATGTCAACGGTTTTTGGAAACAAATATTAAAGAGAAAATTTATTTTTGTTAATAAAGATTTATGCGAATGGCAACAAAAAGCGGTTATCGCTCATGAGCTAGGGCATATTATGCTACATCCTTACTACTGCCATTTCTGTATAGACTGTAGAACTTATTATTGTACTCAAAAATATGAAGATGAAGCTGACTTTTTTAGTATCGAATTATGTAGTTATTCTATGGATCGCGAAGAAGTTTTCATAAAATTATTCTTGAAAGAAGGTTGGAAATAACTATGAAATTTAATGTAAGCTATATGAACATTGTTATAGACTTAGGATTTGTTTCAGCTATGAATACTACGAATTACGATTTATGGTCTAAATCAATTACAGCTGAATTAGAACGTAGAGAACAAACCCCAGACGACAAAGAGTATTATTTAAAAGCAGTTTGGACAATAGCTGAAAACTTCCCCAATGACATCATATATAACAAAGACATAATGCGATCTGCTATGGAATATATTGGTCGTAAAAATGCTTTAGGAGAAAATCTTAAAACTACAAGAAGCGTATTTTCTAAAGCTTATGGTGAAGCAAATATTGCTTATCTTGATGCAGCCAATACTGGTATGTATGTCTTTCCACGCTCCTATAGAACGCCAACAAAAAGAACCGCCAAAAAGAAAATTAATAAAAAAACAGTTTCGCGAAATCATTTACCTAATAAAAAATGGACAGAAGAACTATCCATGGGCAATATAAACACACCTGAATTACCTAATACTTCTATATCTCTCTGTAGATTAGATGACGAAAAATTTATTGTTATATCTAAAAACAAAGCTGAATGTTTTAGTATTCCACTACAATCAGCACAATCAATAGCAGTAACTATTGAAACTGCTATCACTCAAGCAAAGAAACTAAACTGGTTATAAACTTATACGCAAGGAGATATCAAAGCAATGTACGGCGACGGTACTATCTGGTACGATAGCAAACGAAAAAAATATTGCTACGACTATTGTGACAACGACGGCAAACGTCACCGAAAACGCTTTGCCACCGAAAAAGAAGCCAAAGAATTTAAGAAAGAAATCCGTGCAGAACGTGATAAAGGAAATCTTACAGCCTCTACTATTACCATTGGGGAATGGGTAATAGAATTTTTAGAAACATATCAAAAACCACACCTGCGCAGCAGCAGTTTTGCAAGGCAAAAACAAAGTGCTAATAAGCTTGCTCCTATTGCACATATACCAATTGACCAGCTCAGCGGCAAAGAAATACAAAAGCTGTATAATAGCTATGACGGGATTTTAAGCACATCCTCAATAAGTAAGATACATAAGTTGCTTTTCGCCGCTTACAAGAAAGCTGTGGCTCTGAGAATGGTACAATATAATCCAATGCAAGCTGTTGAACCGGTGAAAATCAAATATAAAGAAATGTCAGTATTTTCTTTTAGTGAACTGATTCGCATCTTTCGTGTACTACGGACCAATAAATACTATAAGAAATACTACACATTATTTTATTTGCTCCTGGTACTTGGCTGCAGGATAGGCGAACTTCTTGCAATAAAATGGGAAGATATTGATTTTGATAAAAGAGAAATTTGTATACAACGCGCAAAAGACAGTGGTACTGGGCAAGTATTCCATGATCCTAAAACAAAAGCCGGTATACGTTACATTCCGATTGTCTATGATGCATGTATCAACCGACTAAAGGCTATGCAGATAAGCGGTAAAATTACTTATATAAACGGCTTCGTGTTTTGCACTGAAAGCGGCAAAGCCCTTAACTATGGAAATATCCGGCGCGCTTGGTTAAAGATATGTGAGTTGGCCGGAGTAAATAAAAATATCCATACATTCAGGCATACATTTGCTACAGCAGCACTCACTAAAGATATACCTATCTTAGAAGTATCAAGGTGTCTTGGACACGCTGACGCAAACACAACCCTTAAAATGTACGGACATGCAATGCCAGGATTTAACAGGCATATAATAGACCTTTTTCAGAAGAAAAAATCAAAGAGTGCGACCAGAACTGCGACCATAAATCAGCGAAGCTAGTTATATCAACAGTTTCCAGACTTGAAACAAGCCCTCCGGAGCCGTGTGCGGTGGTTCGATTCCACTCGGGCGTACCAATGAAAAAGACAGACGCAGACTTGTTCTGCGTCTTTTTTATTTTGCATAAATCATAAAGAACGAAATATAATACTTCGTTTATTCTGGTCATATAAAACCCTGCTGCAAATTACAGCAGGGTTTATTTTCAAACGTTATATTCATATTTTTGAATCGAACCGACAGAAAAATGCACCAAATAATCAGGATAACCATCGACAGGGATCCAAAAAGAAACTACATCACCTAATTTACCGACTTTTTTACGATAACTGGCTTCACCATTCTTCCACGCTTCTTCTGCCCTGCAGCCCTTGTGCTGTTCTAACGGCTCAACTAAAGCACACTTGTTGCCCTCTATGCGTCCTGTACTGGGTGCGACTTTATTGGCAGCAATAATATTACGCTTCTTATCAATAAGCATTGCCGACTCCGGATAATTATCCCACATCAAATGAAACGCTTTAATTACCTCTGCCTTTTCCATACTTCCATCTCCTTTACCTTCTTTATTATCTGCTTCCATATTATCACAAAAAACCGACTTCTGCCAGAAGTCAAAAAATATCCCGCAGCTTAAGCTGCGGGATATTT